GCGCGGAAGGAAAGGACGAGGGAAGAAGCCTCTGTCTCGGAAAGCGCGTCCGCCGCAAAGGGTCTCAAAGTCCTCCAGAGTGGATACTCTGGAGCAAGCTGCGGCAAGCTTCTTGCGAAGCTTAACCCCAACATTGAGACCCCTCCCTGTATAGCCGAGTCCACCCACAGCAGCGGGAAGCCGCATGCGAGGGTCACGGCTTGCCCAGGGAAAGCGTGTACACATCACCCTCTCCAATCTGCGAAGATAAACCCCATCACACGGTGGGGCCGTGATCGGGGCTTTAACCTCGCACGACGGGATCGGAGGAGGGCGATGCATACCAGAGACGCGCGTTCCGTGCTGCCCCAACCTTCCAAAGATCTCACAAGCGGTCCAGTTAGGACCGATGAAGGTCTTTGTCCGGTTGACTGCGCCACCCACGGCGGTGATGGCGGTCTCATACTCATCCAATTGACTCGGATGAGTGATAACACCAACACCGTCGTCACCGTGGGTGACGTAGGAATCAAAGGCCTGGGATGCCCAGGCGTTGATCCAGGAAAGCACAGGAAACGACAGAGGTGTCCCCATTGGACTTCCACGCTCCATCCGCCTGGCACCCTTCTCAGTGTGCCATACGGCGGTCGGCTCCAGTCCGAGAGTGGTCTTGGCAAGCGCCATCTCCGTAGAGGAGATGGCGCCTGCCTCGTACCACCCATTGACAACTGCTTCAATGGCGTCAAGTTTCAACCCGTCTGTTGCCGACGTAAGGTCGACAGAGACGAATGTCTTCTTGGCGCCATGGAGGGGAGGAGGAAGTACGTCGTTAGGGAAGGGAGGAATGGACCAGTGAGACTTGGGCATAAGCTCATGTCTCGTCCTGATCCAATCTCCCTCAATGTAGGTAAGGGCGTCGGGAACCCCGACGACCCTTGCCTTCATCCCAGGCGCTGCCACTGGCACGGGTTTGAGTTGAAGGTACCTGGGCCCCGGCGTTTGTTGCTCGCGATCCGCAAAGATCGCTCGCTCAACACCAAGGTCCAATCCACCAACTCCTCGAAACCCACGGGCGAGCAGCACACCGGCCGCGCGTACAGCTTCCTCTCCATCCGGGAAACGGGTATCTACCTCACCGGCAAGAACAGAGCGGCACAGTCTGAGACAATACTGTCCCAGAGAGTCCTGTGCCATTCTGCCTACGATCTCGGAAGGGTCCTTTCGGCCCACCCGACATCGTCCAATGAGGTATTCACCCATCTTCCTGAAGTAGCAGTCAATGCCACCTTTAGATGCGGGCATCTGAAGGCAGCCGGACCGGGAGCTTGGAAGACGCACTTCACGGAGTTTTCTTCGGACGTTATATCTAACGTACTCCCGAATACCGTCAAGTGCCCAACGGGGAGAGGGACCAACGCGCGTTGTCACAATCTTGTGGTGCTTAATAAGGGCCTCTCGCTGCACCTGGAAAGGAGCAGACGGGAGAGCCCTCGAGCACCGCGAGAAGGCAAGGCCACTCGCGCTATCCATCTTTGCAAGGTCTATAAGGCCTTGGACCACCCTTCGAGGTATACCTCTGGGGATGGCTGGCTCGGTCCCAATCGAGCCCAAAGAATGGAAACGCACGATGTGGCAGATGGACTTCACAAGTTTCGCAACCTCCACCCAGCCGCGTACGCGGCCGGCGTCGGTTACCCACTTGTGAAGGTGCCATCCAACAATGCGCTGGTCCCAACCAGAAACAATGAGACCACTCCAAAGGCTTATCCAAACCTTTTGGAGGGAAGAATTCGATCGGGCGCTGCTATGTCGGTCACCAGGGTCTACTTTGACAGTAGGCTTAGTGCACGGCTCCGCAAATCCCCGGTCCTTCACACGCGATGAAAGTCGCGTGTGGGTGTTCCGTGTCATGCGGG